ATGTTATGGCATTTAGAAAGGGATTGGTGGATGAGCTGCATCAACTACAAGATAATACTTTAGAAAATGTGCCAGATAAATTTGACTCAGCATTGATGGGACATTTCCATAGAGTAGATGAAGTTGATATTGGAACAGGAGCTGTGCATATATGTGGATGTATGAAGGGTGGAGATGAATATGCTATGCAAAGAGTGCAATCTATTAATAAACCAAGACAAATAGTTCTATATTATCACCCTAAATACGGCGAGATTGGTAAGGAAATTGTCTACCTAAACAGGTATGACTCTCGTAAGGGTCAGTTTAATGACATATTACCTGATGTTTGGTCTAAAACTTTTAGCTAATTAGGTTCAGAATAGTATAATAAGGTATGGAAGAACAATTCATACAACAATACTTTAGACAAGCGTGCCTATCTAGTATTCAGGCTACTGTAAATGCTATATTTGCTAAATCACAAGAAAAATGTCCTGTTCAAACGGGGCAGTTAAGAGCATCTGGTGCAATTACTGAAGCTAACCCTGCTGGAGGACAGTTTATACTCGCATATAATACGAATGATAGTGCTCCTTATGCAGCGATAGTGGAAAAAGGCGGAACAGTAGGCACACATTATAGAAGAAGTCGAAAAACAGGTAGAGCATACCCAGTTCAAAGCTATAATGTGGAAGGAACTTTCTATTTAAGAGACGCAATTACAGAAGTATTGAGTGGTGATTTTAATGACGTTGTAATAACTGCCAACGCTGGTAGTACAGGTTACAGTATCAATTATTAGAAAGAGGAGAAGATGGAAGATTTAGAAATTACACAAAATCAAGAGTGGATTATAGCAAAACACTCTAGAATGGTAGGAAAAGTATTAGATTTAGTAGAAGCAGCAATGCCTGAAGGCAAACAGTGTGAAAAATTAAAAAAATTACTACAAGTTCCGCTATATGATTTCCGAAACGACATGTTACGTCTAGAAAACGGCGAAGCAGATACTAATATCGTAGAATAACCTTTATATTTTTTTATATTTATACTTAAATTAGTATAATAAAAGTGACTATTAAATATAGTATTTTATAATATATTGTGAACAAGGTCGGCGGTGGCTAAGACCAACCTTTTTCAGGTCGAACAAGTTTTTTAATAAACTAAAAAAACAAGGAGGCTATAATGGCTGATGAAATTCTAAACAGAATTGAAAAGCACATGGAAGGTACGTCATTAGGTTTGGCGGCTCTTGCAGAAGTGCTACAAAAAATGGATGGCAGAATGGAAGCAGACGATGCTTATGCTATAGAAAAAGCAGAGCAAGAAGAAGCAGCTATTCAACATGCTAACTTAGTAAAAAATATTGCTAAGTCAGTATTAATAGAGCTATCAGACCAAGGTATGGACGTTGACGGCACAGATGTTGAAAACGTAGGAAAGCCAGACCCAACTAAAGGAGCTACTGCTACACCTAATTATGTGGGTGACAGTGACGACTCATCTGAAACTGTGACACCAAGAAGCAGTATTGAAGACCAACAGGCTTCAATCATGGCTGAAGACAACGGTGAAGAAGATGACGATGAAAAAGAAAAAGCAATGCACCCTATGAAAGAAAAGGCAATGCACGGCGATGACGAAGACGAAGACGAAGAAAAGGCTTACATGAAAAAAGCCGATGATGACGAAGATGAAGATGAAGAAAAAGCTATGTTGAAAAAATCAATAGCTCAACTTCAGAAACAAATCGAAAGCCTAGACATATCTAAGGCTGTCAAAGAAGAATCCGAGACAAGACTACGAAAAATGGGATTCAAGGAAGAGAATGGATTACAAAGACCACAATTGAGTAACTCGTTTGGAGCAGATACAGAAACTCCAATCAAGAAAGCTCAGACTGTGAACGATGTAGTCGACCAACTTACTAACCTTTCTTACAAAGAACTCAGAAAAATGCAAGAGTTCAAGAGACAAGGTATGGTAGAAGGTTTGCCAGACGAAATTGCAAACCTATAAACAATAAACCAAGAAAAACGAGGAGATAATAATTATGCCTTCACTAAGTGAATACATTTCTCAATCGAATAGAGGACTAAACCAGTCTGTATTCGGTCCTGAGTACTTATCAAAAGCGTTTAATGCAGCGAACACAGGAACTGCTGATGCAATCTATACGACTACATCTGCGGATAATGTGTTCACGTCTACTTTCGGAAGAAAAGTATGGCAGTCATTGAACAACCAAACTCGTTTCTTCAACGCAATCCCAAGAACAGTTTTCGGTAACACCGTTGGTTGGAGGGTGAGAACAGATAGAGGTACACAAAGGTCTCGACCAATAACAGAGACTGGTAGTCTACCAGATATTGATGTTTCAAACCTAGAAACAATCTCTAGCTTGCCTAAGATTATTTCTACTTCATTCGGTGCTTCTGTGAAAGCAATGTACACTGCCCAATTAGAAGGTGGTGTAGGTGATGTATTGGCGTTGGAAAACGAAAACGCACAACTTGATCACATCAAGGAAATGAACCAAGAATTATTGCTACCAAATACAGTTGGTAACATTTCTGCTGGTTCAGGAACTGCTGATATTAACGTAACAGATGGTAGTAACCTAAGAATTGGTGACACTGTAATGTTAGTAAATGATGGTTCCGCTACTGCAAACACACCAGCAATTACTGTAATTTCTGGAAATGATGTTACAGTTGGAAGTGCCCTAAACGACACTCCGGCTGCATTATCTAGTGGTGCATTAGAAGACAACATTTCTGTTCAAACAAGAGCAGGACTAACATCAATTGATGATATCGTTGCAATTAACAACGATGCATCAGTGGGTAACGGTGGTAAACAGAGGTTCGCTGGAGCTTATGACTTAACTACAGCAAACAGAACTTCAGGCACATTCGGTGCCGCTGCTACTGTAAAAGGTAACAACGGTGTTGGAAGAGACCTATCTCTAAACCTACTTGATGACTGTATTCAGTCTATCAGGACAAATGGTGGAGAACCTAAGTTAATTCTTATGGGTCACGACCAATACTTCAAACTAGAGAGATTACTTAACTCTCAACAGAGATACATGGGACAGGAAGAGTACCAAGTAGGTGTAGGTTCTGAAAAGACCTTCCCGGGTACAAGAACTGGACTAGTTCTCGCAACTTACCAAGGTATTCCAATTCTACCAGATGCAGACACTACTAAATCAGAGGCTGCTTCAGGTGGTTCAAAACTAGGTTCAAACATCTACGTTTTGGATACAGACTACCTAGAAATCGCTGTAGCTCAACCTACTCAGTATATTGAGAACAGAGATTACTTCGCAGCTGACGCACTTGTAGTCAGAGGTTTGCTATACACTATGGCAGAGTTCAGAAGCTACAGGTTTGACGTACAAGGTGCGATTTTAGACTTAAACTCATAGTCGGTTAAAGTTACAGTAAATTAAGACTATATGTAAAAGTAGAGGGTGATTAAGATTAAATTAGTCACCCTCACTTTTGAATGAATGTAAATGAAATGTAATGTAAGGATGAATAATGCAGATTGTATATGCTAACGGAGTATTACAAAGTCTAGATGTACAAACGAAGAGGATGGTTGGAGAAGTGATGACCCTAATAGAAGGTTCATTAACAGATGCTCCAACAACCACTGCGTTAAAAAAATCGATTAAGCAAGCCATGTGGCGAACTAATCGCAATATTCAAGATGACGTGACGAGTATGGCATTTAATACGGAGGAAATAAAAGATGGCTAAACATACTTTTAAACTATCAGACGTAACGCCAGACGCTAGAATTATAGCAAGGTCTGCATTAGGTTACGATTTTAACTATTACGCTGACGCTGAAACATTATTGTTCGGTAGTACAGACGAAACTGCATTTAGAATGCAGAACTTTACACCGGGTACTGGTATTTCAACTGGTACTGGGACATTGTTTTCTGGTAACGTAACTGTTGCTGGTGATTTAATTAAGACTGAAATTTTTATTGATTTAACAGGTCTTAACTCATCTGCAGCAGGAGACATTATCGGTAAAGATGCAACAGCTAACTGTCACTTAGGACAGATAACTGCAGCCTTAAATGGCACAATAGTTGCAGGTACTTTTCAATCACTAGAAACACCAACAGGTGGAGAACCAGACATTGACTTGTTCTCAGCTAGTGAATCTACTGGTACAGAAGATGCAGCTGTTTCTGGCTTAACAGAAACTAAGTTGCTTGATTTGGGTGCAGATTTAGCATCAGGAAATTTAGGTACACCATTTGCTTTATCAGCATTTCCAGCAGCTGACGAGTTTTTATACTTAGTTGGTTCTGGTGGTGGAACTGATGACACTTACACTGCAGGAAAGTTACTAATAACACTTTACGGACAACCTGCATAAAAATAGGTTATAATTGAGTAGCCACTCTTTATTGGGTGGCTACCA